CAGGAAAACAGCGTTATCGCTGTAAAGACTGCAATCATCATTTTACTGGTAATCCAGCAGGAAAACCCTCCCACCCTGATTCAATGACTAACGCCGAAAGATGTCGGCGTTATCGGTTGAAAAAAAAACAAAAAAACACTTGACACGAAAACATATACCTGTTATATTGGGTATGTACCAAAAAACCAAAGGAGTTCATCATGGATCGCATTCAAGAAATTCTTTCTTTACTAGAAAAAATTGAAATCGAAAAAGCCATCTTAGACCAAAAAAAATCTGAGCTAATGGCAGAATATAAACACCACAAGGAACACCACAAGCGAATCGCATACCATAATGTCAACATCCAGCTATTCCGTGTGCAGTGTCAGCTAATTGATTTACGAAAAGCTGACGAAAAATGTTCATTGGTCTATGATGTTTTGCTCGACAAGCGGGCAAAGCTAGATAAACAGCTTGCCGATCTAGATAAACAGTTTGCTAACAGTTAATAAAGTAGTTTAGCCGGCTAATATTAGCCGGCATTAGGAGGGAATCTCATGCAATTTTTAATCGCAGTCCAGGATCATGAAGGCCGTTGGCATAAGAAAGGATTCGTTACCTTTAATCGGCGGTGTATTCCAGATTCTCGCCTAAAAGATTTTTTTCCCCCAAATACTAGAGGGTATGAGAATCTTTTAAAATCTTGTCGGTTTTTGGCGGGAGATAAAGCTGCTCAGTCGGTGGATTGGCAGTATCGATCTTTGATGGTTCGTACTCACAAAATAGATTAAGTCGCGTGTGATTGTTAGCAATTTTACTCAAGACTAAAGATTGTTTGTAATCAGTTATCAGTTATCATCAACTATTTGGGATTAACAAAATGAACCAATTTACAGAAAAACTACCCAATCAAGTCACATTAGAGATGGTAAGCTTACCAGCAGGTAAATTTCTCATGGGTTCTTCTGAAAGCGATGATGAAAAGCCTCAACACCAAGTCAAAGTAAACAGTTTTGCCATTGGCCAATATCCCATTACTCAGGAACAATATCAAAAAGTGATGGGAACCAATCCTTCTTACTTTAAAAATAATCCCCAAAATCCGGTAGAAAAGGTTAGTTGGGACGATGCTCAAGCCTTTTGTAAAAAATTGAGTCAGCTAACAGGGAAAACCTATCGCCTACCCACAGAAACTGAATGGGAATACGCTTGTCGGGCGGGGACAACTACTCGCTATTATTTCGGTGATGATGCTAATCAGTTAGGAGATTACGCTTGGTATGATGGAAATTCTCAAGGGACAACTCATCCTGTGGGACAGAAAAAGCCCAATGGTTGGGGACTCTATGACATGAGTGGCAATGTTTGGGAGTGGTGCGAAGACGATTGGCACGATAACTATATCGGAGCGCCGACGGATGGATCGGCGTGGTTTATCACGAATGATAATCGTTCTCAGTCTCGTAAGTGTCTGCGCGGCGGTTCTTGGAGCAGCAACAACCCTAATGGCTGCCGTTCCGCTTTCCGTCTCTACAACGTCCGCCGCGACTACCGCTACATCTATCTCGGTTTTCGGGTTGTCTGCGACAATTAGCCGAGTAATCAGTTATCAGCAAATTAATAGGAGTAAAAATATGCTACAAAATATAGCAACTTATCGACTAAATTTTCTAAAAATGTCCGAATTAAGAAAATTGGCATCTGAGTATGGACTTCCAAAGCAACGATGGAACCGCTCAATTTTAATCGTTAAACTCAGTAAAATTGTTGACTGGACGACACTACCAAAGCCTAACATAGTTATTGACTATTTTAGCTGATAAAATTCAGTTATGCCCTATAGAAATGAGTTATTAAATTAGTTTATCAGTTATCGGTTGTTAGCAACGAATCAACGGGAGTAATTATGCTATCATTTCAAGAGTTTCAATCTGTAGTTACGCAAAAGTTTCCTCATTGTAATTGGATATTTGAGCAACATAAAGTTACTCTTATAGGAGAAGAGTATCTTGCAAACATTACAGACAGTCGAATAATAATTTCCTTTTCTTGCCAGTATCAAAGTTGGTCAGTTGGGTTATTAAGTGAAAACAGGGAATATGTTCAAAGTTGGCAGTACGCACACGCTAAATCTTTTGTTTTGATATGCATTCAAATTGAGCGAAATATTCAACTAAAGTTTTAGTTTTATTAGGATTGTCAATAAATCAACAGGAGTATCATGCTATCATTTCAAAAGTTTCAATCTACAATCAAAGAAAATATTCCCTATTATCTTTGGGAATTTGAGCAAAATCAATCTTCTGACAATAATGGCGAATATCGAGCAAAAATAAAAAATTCCCAGATAGGAGTACGTTATCTTTGTCGATTAAATAAGTTTATCGTTATTTTGCAAAATAATGATAAAGACTATGGCGATCAAACAACTATAGCTACAGACTTAAGGTTTGTTCACGATGCCGTCGTGAGCTATATTCAATTAGAGTTTTAGTGTAATGATTAGATTTTACTGGAATGATAAATTAGTGTCTTATCACGAGACACAAGAGGAAGCTTTTGAACAAGGATTTAAGTATTTACATCAGCATCCTGCGTCGCCTGATTTTAAGCGTATGCCTCATAGACAGTGTTCATTCGTAGACACAACAGAAATCGATTGGTGGAAACATTCAAAAATTCTTTTTGAACGGTTTACTGATTGGATTTGCCATAAGCGGTATTCTGATAATGGAGGCGTACTTATGGACATAAAGCGTATCCTTTCAGAAATAAAAAGAAAAGGGTATTTATCTTTAGACGATATAAATCAACTAATAGAGATTAACTCATACTTCTTAAATAACTTTGCAAGGTGCTATAAATTAACTCCAGAAGAGGTAAAAGTGTTAGCATCTGAAAGAAAAGTAACGTTTAACATGGTTTTTGAGTACATAGAAATTGATTATTCGGCATTAGCGCATTGGTTACGCAAATCAAAAATCACTCCCTAAAACCAATAAAAATAAATTGTTATAATAGCTGTAAGGATAACTTACAGCTATTTTTTAATGATTAACTGGAATCTAGGAAAAGACTTAGCTACTGAAGCTTTTGGGGAAATGGTGTCCGAGTTTGCCCAAGAAATTAATTTTCAGATAGAGGATACTAAATGGAACTGGCCGCGGGAAACCGTGCGTCAAAACGGTAGTGTAGTTGGCTCACCCCGGGACATTGTAGATACAGGTGAGCTAAAAAATAGCCAATTTATTGAAGATGTATCGGATACCTATAAAGTAATCGGTTACACGGCTGATCATGCCGCTCTTGTCCATGAAGGGTATCAAATAGAGCGTAACGATGGGACGGTGACAGATGTTCCCGCCCGCCCATTTATCGACACGGCTATAGAAGACTATAATCCAATTGAGGCTTATAGTGAAATCTTAAAGGAAAAATTAAATGAGTGAATCAGAATTAAGAGATATTTTATTAAGCATTAGAAACAATTTAAAGATACTTATCGGCACTGACTTAGGTAAATACGAAATAACAAGCCCTACAGGGCAAAATTTAAAAGAAATTGATGCTATTTGGGTAGAGCCTCCTGAATTACCCCCTAACTATAAAGTAAAACCTAATAGCGGCATCGAAGCAATTATTCAAAGAGAGCCTAATCCTTATCACGAAAATTTACTAGGATATACCGTAGGTATAAATAACTATTGCATTACCCTAAAACAGTACAATCTAGAGAAATCCTTAACACCGGTGATCGAGAGACTTAAATCTTCTCGCTACTGGAATTTTCTAGATCAGCCTCGCCTAACCCCCTATACCAAAACCTCCGAGGGGATTATCAGACCAAAAGTGACCTTTAAAATCACTACTGCTAGGCTTTTAGACTTCTAGAGTACACATTTACTAATCTTTTATAGTACAATATAACTAGAAAAGTTTAGTTAGTGATTAGAATGTCCAATCAGATTTTAGAGTTGAATCGGAGTGACAACCTCACCCCTAGCCGTGATACGCGATTTTTTATCTCTAGCCCTTATGGTTTTGGAGAGGAACCTTCCACACGAGTAGCCGATTTAGGTGGTGCAATCGTCTTAGGTGATTCCACTCTTACCGTGGCAACTGGGGGTTTTGGCCGAATTTTATATGCTGGCACTTTAATTTATGTGGGGACTGCCGGTGATTATGTAATTGTCCGAACAAAAACGACAACGCTAACTCAGACAGCAATCCAGATCGAACCTTCCAAAATTGCTGCTGCCCTTGCGACTCCCGCTCAAAAATGCACGATTAAATCCTGGGTTCCTTTTGTGAGTGCCAAGACCTTTAACGTTGACACCTCCTCTACTGAGGTTACTGATTCCGTCTTTGGTGAAAGGGCGGTGGAGAAATTTATCTCCGAAATCATGAGTACTGGGTCGGTATCGGGTCCGCTTGTATTTGGTGATCCTGGATATGAAATCATAAAGGCCGCAGAGCAAAAAGGTGATCGAATTTACCTTGAAATTGTCTATATGGGACAGCGCGGAGGGTTGGGATTCCAGACGAATGTTAGCCAAAATGTTAGTGGTGAAAAAGGCAATTTCCTACAAGGAAACGTAACTCTAACTATTAGTGGCAATGTGTTTGACATTAAACCGATGGCAACGTCGCCATTCTCTCCTAATGTAGCTGATGACCTCAATTAAAATAGTTAAACTCCTTGTTGATGAAGACCAAGAGGTAATGCTAGTCAATTCTAGAATAATCAATAATTACCTCTGGTTTTCTTTCGGTACGTTTGATCGAGAAATAAGTCAACAAGAAAAGATATTAATTGAACCACCAGACGGAACAAAAAACCAAGAAAGAATACAGGTATCTGTGATCATTGATCCTCTGTGGCTCAATACTGAACAAAGTGCAAAAAGAAATCAAAAGGTAAAAATAAATGGCGAAGTTAAGCATTTTAGGTAAATTGAAGTTTAATGAAACATTCTTTTTCCCTTTAAAA